AAAAGTTACCAATTCGTTACATAACGAAATCGTTATACAACACCCCCGCCAACCCAACAAGTCTAGGAAATCAAAGATTTCCAGACTTGCAAAAAGCCCAGTAAGCTATGCTACTGGGCTTTTTGTTGGGTCGGCGACACGCCCGGGCTGCATCGTTACTCAACTGTTATAAACTGTGGGGGCTGGTCTCCCAGCCCCCCGCTGTTTATTTCTTGCGGTAGTCTGACCTTGCGAATAGATAACCAATTGCATAAGCGATCAGCATTTCTACAATGTCCTGCCCGTTGAATATATGAAACATCTTGTTGCCCTTCTTGTAGTTGAATGGTGGCAGTTTTACAGGTCTGCCAACTGTTTGAAACTAGATTAGATTAGCCCTTGCGATAGATTCGGCTAGTTCACCTTGGCAGTCTGGACAGTACCGTTCGGCTGATTCGCCCGTTTCCTTATCGAAACCAACTAAACCGTCGCCCGAACAGGTGTGGCAATAAGCGTTAGTTAGTAGTTTGCTAATCTGCTCAGCCTGCTCAGCGTTCATAGTGATATGAATGCCGTTCAAGTGGAGGCTAATGTATTTTAGAGTTTTTAGCCCTGCTGTGTCTGGCTCACTGTAAGTAGTATAACTGTACAAGGCTATTCCGCTGTTCTCGATGAATAATGAAGTGTACGGGGTTGCTGTATTGCTCATAATTTTTGCCCTTTGCTATTTTGGCAAGTTCTTTGGACTTGCTCTATTACTAAACTACCCTATTAGACACGCTTACCCTAGCAATTTTGATAACAGTTTGGTAACGAATACTCCCGATCATCTGTTCGGCAAACCTCTATCAGGGGGGTACCCTTAAACGAACATCTGTTCGGACATCTGGCCAGGCCATCCTCACGAGTGATGTACAAAAAAGTTAGGCAGTAGCCTAAACGGCGGGGGTGGCGGGGGTGGCGGGGATGGCGGGGGTAGCTGTTTGGCTGTTTGTAACTTATCGTGCACAATCGTTATAATTGATTTCAGGAGTGATATGCAAAATTGGTTAAATATTTGATTCTCTTTGTTTTAATAAGAATACTTATTTGATTGGAATAGCGGTAGTAGCTGCGCCGCCGAATGTTAAGCTCTTGCAAAATTACTTAACTTGACAAATTCGCACGAACGTGCTGTATGCAAAATACTATTAGGGGGTTAAATGTTGTTGTTTATGATTTATACTGGAACAATAAGTAGAAGGATAAACAATGCCGTTATATGAAACAGGTTGTCACCTATGCAACCAAAAGACTTTGCACAACGCTGTGGATGAAGCAGGGGCTGAAGAAAAGCACCGCTCCCTTGACACGCACAAGGAAGCTCAATCACAGTTTGATGCGCTAATAAAGCAGAACGAAGCCAAGCGCGCTGAGTTTGAGCACGGTAAAGACCACAACGACTAATGAAGCCTCGTAAGGGACAGTTTAAATTTAATTCCCCAGTAACTCTATCGCATGATTATACCGGGGATAACAATAACGTGGATATTAATGCAACTCATTTAGGTAAACCGGTGGGAAATATGTGGCTGGATTACCCGGACGAAAACGGCCAAAGAAGAGTAAATTCTATTAGGGTAAAAAAACCGTATCGTGGCAAGGGGGTTGGAAAATCTATGTGGAATCTGGCTAAGTCAGAAGGAATGAGCCCAAAGCATAGCACCAATCAAACAGAATCAGGTAAAGCTTGGGCTAAGAAAGTAGGCGACTAATGAAGCCACGCGGGCTATACGAGGAGTTTACAAAAGGCCGTGCGCCCGAAGTACACCAAGTGCTAGGTGTATTCACCCAAAATAATGCCGTTTTAGGTTTAGATGTCATGGGAGCAATTAGATTGAATGATGGTATCTTTAGTGGGCCAAAAGGTGCGTATCAGAGGTATAGCACTTCTAAAGCTGCGTCAGACGTAGCACAGACACCTTATGGGAGTTCAATATGAGCGTAGAAGATTGGGCTCAGCCAAATGCTATGCGCAAACCTCACACTGAAATGATGTCGGTAGAGGATTTAAAGAAGTACAGGCACGTCGATAGGCTAAACCCTGATGAGAATACAAAGACTAACCCTCAAGAGCATATCGATAAATTAGCTAAAGATATTAAAGAAGGCGAACTAGAAAATCCTCTACAGATTCACTATGACCATGACTCTAAGTGGGGCGTTCTAGGTGAAGGGCACCACAGGCTATTAGCGGCTGAACAAGCCGGAGTTACCCATTTACCGGTTACCGTGCATAGAACATCTCCAGGGGCTAATTCGGGGTATAAATCAAGGGGTAAGGGCGCCCCGATGAGTGTCAAGGATGACGCTAAGGTAGGGACTTTTAAAGAACATATTCCTGCTCAAGCGCCGCCTAGCTCTTTTGAAAACACTGAGTCTTATGATGAAAACAATGAAAAAGCAAAAGGACCTTGGAAAAGGTTAACTCTTCATAAGGTATTTCACAACCATCCTTCAGAGCTAGTTGATAAAGATATTGGCATAGAAGGCAATAATTTTAATCCAAGTGAGCGTACGCACGAAGGGTGGCATGAAGATAAAGACGCTGCGCTAGAAGAAATTAGGGATAGCGCTAAACGTTTTAAAGACCCTAGCTACACCAAATATAAATCGCCTAAAGATAAAAGTAAATACCTATACGACTGGGATGACGGGCATAGGTCTTTAGTCACCATTGACACAGATAGTGATTCTACTACAAAACACAAAGACGGCACACATTCACTAGATGAAGCTACTCACCATGATGTGCAAAGTATTGAGCACCATAAAGTAGACCCAAAAACCGGTGATTTATCTCAAGGTAAGACTACGCCTAGGCAATGGCTTCTTAATACGAAACTTCGTATAGGTAAGTCAATGTTTGGCCGCCGCGATTAGTTATTATTGCACAGTAAAATGTCTTTATTCGCAGTATACTGGATTAGACAAAGTTCAATCCCTTACGGAAGTTCAATATGAAGCCAAAGCAAGAGCAGTTTAAGAACGCTCACGCAAAGACGATGGGTCACCTCGATAACGCAATTCGTTTGACTAGAGGCCTTGCCGACATTTATAGCAACACCAGCATGTCTTCTAGTGACAAGGAAGCCGCTGTAGATGCTCTAAACGCCTCTATGAAGAGCGACATGGGCTCTAAGAGCACTGAGCACGAGTATCACGAGGCAATGTCTCAAGACCCTCGCTACGAGACTCCAGAGGCCGCTGAAGAAAAAGGCAATTACATGGCAAGTCAAGAAGGGCAGAACTAATGCACCCTAAAGAACCGCAATTAAGCGAAGGCGAAAAGCTTACAAGAGCAAATCACTCCCTTCAAAAAGCTAGAAACCCTGGCAAAGCTGTTACTAAGAGAGACAAGCAATCCGATGCCCTTTTTGAAAGAAACATGGGAGAGCACGCCGTTCGCACCATGACTGTTAACCAAGCAGCCAGGGACTACAAAAAAGACCCTGAGCAGATTGCTGAAATAAGCGCTGAGTCTATTAACCGTATGCGTCGTGGCGAGCCTTCTCGTTACAACACCTCTAAAGACCTAACCGAGTAAGGAATCTCATGCACCCTAAAGGAAAACAATTTAAAGGCTTAACGCCTGAACAGAAAAAGTCTACCAAACTCGCTGCAAACGGTGAATACCGTAGAACTCAAGCGCACCTTGCTTCTGAGTCTTTAAGTCCAAAGACTTCAGTGGATAAGAAAAAAGTTGTCGATAGTGCAATGGCAGGCAATAAGCGCGAACTTGAAAACTTCCGTAATTCTGGCAGAAGCATTAAAGACCTTGACCGCATGTACAAAACAACTGGTAGAACAGTAGAGGCTAGTGGTGGAGCGATTGCTCGTATCAGGGCCGGAGAGCCTGCTAGATATGACAGCGGTAAATAATGGCCGAAAAGAAAAAAGCAACTGCAAGTAAGGCTAGAACTAAAGCTGGCACTACCAAAGACGGCAAAAAGGTCTACGGACCATTTAAGGGCTCTGCTAAGAACGGTGGACGTCCTATGATGTCTGTCGTTAATAAAGATGGCTCACGCACTTCTATTGACGCCGCTAAGTACAAATACGAAAAGAAAACCGGCCGAAAGCTTCCTAAAGGCACGGATGTTGACCACAAGGACAACAACCACTCTAATGACAGCATGTCTAACCTTCGCCCTATGAAGCATGGTAAGAACACCGCTAAGGAAAACAAGCGTCGCGCCGGTAAAAAAGAAAACGATAAATAATTCGGTTTAGATAAGAAATCTGAAACAACTAACGCCATACTTGTAATTATGGCGTTCCGATCAAGCGTCTTTAAATCTATCTCTAGAGAAAGTATAAATCAATGGCAAACAACCTAGGTGACCTTCAGGACAGCGGTACGCTAGTCCCAAACACCACTGCAACTGTAAACGGCGCTACTACAGCCAGCACAAGCGTAGTAATAGCTTCAGCTAACCCTAATCTTTTCGTCGGACAGACTGTAACCGGTTTTGGTGTCCCAAACGCAAACGGCATTACCGGAGCGACTAAAATTGCAACAATTAGCGCTGATGGCTTGACCCTCACACTTAGCAACCCTGCTACACTTGTAGATAAGACTGTTTTGACTTTCTCATCTATTTACGCACCTGTTTGTACAACTACTGTAAACGGTGCTATTTCATCCGCTACTAACTCAGTGACTATCGTTGCTAACACTCTAATCGCCGCTGGCCAGATTGTTTCTGGTGTCGGTATCCAAGCAGCTACTGTTACAGCACCAAACACTGTAAATAACAACAGCACAACTACTACTTTGGTGCTTAACACTGCTACTTCGGCATCAGTTGCAGACAAAGCTGTCCTCACATTCTGGGCCCCTGTTACTTCTAACGTCGTAACTGACTTTGTGTGGAAGAACCTTCCATTGCAGCCAAACGATGACCGCGCAACCGGTACAGCAGTTAACTATGTAGCTTCCGGTGTTCAGACCGCAAAGATTACTACTGCAAGCACCGATGGTAAAGTTACTACTTTTACTACTGATGTTGACCACGGTTTAGTTGTAGGTTCTGTTGTAAACACTGGTACTTACGCAGTTGGTGGAACTGTTGCTTCTCCAACAGCCGGTACAACTGTTTTGTCCGAATCAGTTAACGCAATTGCTACTGCTACAGCAACATCAGTTACAGCAAACGTAGCCGCTAATACAAACGTTACTATCCCTTCAACTGCTAACCTTGTAGTAGGTATGGTCGTAACAGCTAGCGGTGGAACCGTTACCACTCTTGCTGCTGGTACTACAATTGCCACAGTTACTAACAACACGACTATTCAATTAAGCAGCGCAATTAACGTTAGCGGTACTACTCTTACTTTTGCCTATACTCCGACTGTTGCCGACTCTACTCAAAAGACCGTCACTATTAACACCCCTACTAACAAGTTTGTTGTAGGTCAGGTTGTTGGTATTAGCGGTGGTACTTCAGCAAACAGCAACGCAATTTACAACGGCTCGTTCACAGTACTAGCTAGAACTGCTACCTCAATTACAATTGCTAACGCAAATACTCCAACCGAAATCAAAGACACACTTGCAATTGCGGCCACTCCATTTGACTTAGTTAACGCAACTGTATTGAGCGTTAATGCTGCTGCAAAGACTTTCACTGTTGCAAGCGGCCCTGTAAGCTCTTCCTCAAGCGCTTCTACCGTAACTGCTTCTCTTGAAGTTGTCGGAGACTCAAGCTTGTTTAAAACAACTACTGCGAACGTAAGCAGCCGTTACTCATTCACTAAAGTTACCGATGGTAACAGCAAGGACCGTTTGGTTATTAGCAACACAATCAACGGAAATACTTATGAAACCCCTGTTTACGATGGTCTAATTGTAGATTCAGGGTGGAATGGTTACCCTAACTACAACACTGGTAAGTATCTAGCATCTGCTGCTTCTGTTGGCTCAAAGGCTGGTTCTGCTTACCTATACATTACCGCGCCAAACAACTTTGCTGATTATGTAACTTTTAATACCACAAAGGTGAACCTAACCGGGTTTAGCAATTCATTGTTTAACTTTAACGGTGCTGTTATTCAGGCAGCTAACCCAGACGGTTTTGTAGTTAAGGCTGAAGTCACAACTCAAGCAAGCAGCGGTACAATTAGCTCAGCTACAAAAACAATTACACTATCTGCTGCTAACAACGCTATTGCAGTTGGCCAGGCTGTGTATAACAGCACAACTTCACTAGGTAAAGTTACTGCTATTAGCGGAACTACGCTTACTATCGATACTGATGTCTCATCACTAAGCAACAACACTTCATTGAGCTTTATTGTGCCTCTAGGAACTACTGTCTCTGGCCAATCAGCTCTTGTACAGCTTCAGAACTGGGGCGTCGCTAACTACAACGTTACTGCTGTTACTGTTGATGCAACTACAAACACTACCTACAAGTACACTGCTCAAAACAACTTCCAGGTTGGCGACAAGGTTACTGTAACTGGTCTAGTAAGCAACTCTGTACTAAGCCCTAATATCTCTAACGTATCTGTGGCTACTGCAACTGCAACTTACTTCACAGTAACTGGACAAACTGCTTCAACCCTTGGTTATACCCTTACAGGTCAGGTTGGTAAAGCTGAATATACAACCGCTGCGGCTAACGTGGACGGAGGTTACTCAGGTAGTACTTTTGGTTACCTAGTTCCTAACGTAATCGGTAGAACTGCAGATTCCGCTAAAGACGCTTTTGCTGACCGTGGAATTACTGCTAGTAAGGGCAACGATTCATCAAAGGCGAGCAAGACAGCTGATGGTGTTTGGAGAACTGCTGGAAGTGCTTTGACTCAAATCTATACCAGCACCACTCACGGACTTGTTGCAGGTGACGTATTCACTTCCGCAAGCAACACTGGAGTAGCTGATGGGGAATACACTGTGTTGTACGTGATTGATACATCAAACTTTATGTTTGTGTCTAACTCAACCGCTGTTCAAACAACCGCTTCTGGCGGATCAGGCACTGTAATTGGTAAAGTAGGAACTGTACACTCTACTACTCCTGCCGGAAACTCCCGCTCCACAGATACTACCGCTACTTACAGCCTCTGGGCTTAATCACTCAAATAGAAAAGCCCCGGTCGTTTGGCCGGGGTTTTCCTATTTAAACTGATAAAATTACTAAAAAGGAATAGGATTTAATTATGGCTGATAACATTGAAGGTTCTGCCGCCAAAAGTATGGCTGGTTCAGACAAATATAATGGCGGATTTGTAAAGAACGCGTTTGTTACAAGGTTTTTGGGCGGAATTGTTAACGGCGGCTCAGGCGGCGGCTCAGGCGGCGGCGAGGGTAAAACTGGCAATGGCTGGACCGCAAAGGACTACAAGAACTACGGTGACTACACTGAAAGAGAACGCTATCAGCAGGGTAAAATGAACGAACATGCTGAATACATGAAGACCCTCAGAGACAACGAAGACTTGCTTACAGACATTAACCGCCAACGCGCCAGCAAAATTATTAATGGCTATGGCCACGGTAATCAGGGCGGCAGCACTCAGCAGTCTAAGCCTGGCGGAAGAGCCGCAGGCACAGTTAGTGCAACAAAAGCCCCTTCACAAGCTGCTGTAAACCGTCAGTCTAAAGCTGCAAGTACCTACAGCACCCCATCTACCGGTAAAAAACTTGACCCGACAGTAAAATCACAAAACGCAGCCGCTAGAACTTACCGTTAAACCTTGTGGAACAACCGCTTAAAGTAAATATACGCCGTAAAGGCCCTCTAGAGGTCCGTACAGGCGTTAATACGACTACCGACGTATATGAACGCGATGAGCGGCCTACAGGGCGTGGTAGAGAGTTTAGAGACGCTATTACACGTGCTGGTGACTACGCCATAGCAGGTATTCCTACTCATATGAAAGAGTGGAATAGATGGCGCACGTAAAGCATAAAAAACGTAAAACAGAATTTAAAAAAGCAACTAAATATAAAGCCATAAAGATAAACGACCCGCGCTTTGGTGTTAGAAAAATATATTTGAATCAATCGGAAGAGCCAGAAATTTTTTCATACGCTAACCCCGGCCGTAACTGGTGGGGCACGAGATAATAGGAATATATGTCTACTGACCAATTAATTGCGCTTATTGCTACTTTTTGCACTATTTTAAGCCTAGGCGGTTTTGTGGTTGCCCGTTTAGTTAAGGGTTATACTGCTGAAATAGTTAACACCCTTGTAAAAGATTATCTATCAGAACTTAAGCCAAATCATGGTTCTTCTCTTAGAGATGACATTGTGGCTATAAAAACCGATGTAACTAGCCTTAAAATAGATGTGGCTACCCTAGAAGGTAAGTTTGACCAGCACATCAAAGAGAATATTAGCTAAATCTGGTATTATTAGTTAATGCGTATAACTAATCATCGGGCATTTCAAGGCCACCCAATACCTAAGCATGTTTATTACGCAGACTCTGGCGAAATCCCGCTTGACTATGAAGTTCTTGAAGAGCCTGAGATGGTTTACGACGAGGACAGTGAGCCTATCACCGACGATACAGATGAGGATTAGCAATGGCTAATAAGAGTAATAATCCTTGGGCTAATAAAAGAAAAGCCGATGCAGAAGCTTCAGGCCAAACTCAGACTAAAAATACTCAATATTGGCTTAATGTACTTACTGATGAAGAGAATCCAGATGTCGATAGTACGGACGAAGACTTTGAAGTAAACGACTCTTCGTCATCTATGCCTCATATGTTACCTACAATCTCGACTAATCCAGCAAAGCCTAGAACTGTAAAAGCCGGCTTTGATTACAAAACATTTAAAATGATTGTAGTATTTAGAGATGGAACTTGGTGGCAGTATAACGGTGTCCCAGTAGAGATGTGGGAAAACTTTAAGGCCGCAGAATCTAAAGGTAAATATCTTTCTTCTTCTGGCCTAGACTCATGGCCAGATATGCACGAGGCTGATATGAGCACTTTATCTAAAGCCCAAAAAACTCAGATAACTGACATGAAGGGTTATCTAAACTATATGTACGACTCAAAGTACTTACGAACAGGTAAAAGAACGGAATAATAAATTGCAATCATTTGGCCCACTATACGTCAATACAATTAAACTAAAGCATCCAGTTTTTCCTATGTTTGAATGGGGCTGGAGTCAAGAAACCGAATATCCCTACCGAGAGAGCTCGGTATGCCTAGTATTCTGGGTGCCGTTTATTAAACGCGGTTATGCAATCGGCTTATGGGGCGACCCTGTCGATGAAGACGAAGCCCTAGGCAAAGTGCTGCGTAAACTCGATACTCCTAGCGAGGAGATTAAGAAATGGTAAGTTTTAAAAAGAAAAAATACTGGACTAAGCCTTTTCCTGAAAAGATTGCGAAGCGCGTATCTCGCATACCTACCGCTGATCTCACTGTGTGGGCAGACCAGACTCTTTATGAACTAGGCCGTCTCATCAGCATTTACGAGCGTAATAGAACTCCGGAAGCTATAAAAGAGCTAGTAACTAGCACAGAAGCTTTCCACGCCGTGATTGAGGAATTAAATAAAAGAACAACCACTACTTTATAGGGTTTAATATTTATTTATGGTACTATTGTTATGCCAACCTTCTTCCTCTCCCGTGTGGCGCTTAGTAACCCTGAGTCATATCGGCTCAGGGTTACTTTACTTTAAGGCGATATATGAACAACGATGACGATTTTTATGAAGACGAAGAACTTGAAGAGCATGAAGACTCGGGTGATTCTGAATTTGAAGTCTATGATGATGGCCTAGATGAGCTGTCGCGTGAGTTTGTTGACCAACTAATTGACAAAATCATGATATTTATGACCGCTCTAGTGGGTCATCCACTACGTACTTACCAACAGCCTTTAGCACGCCGTATTATTGAGTCTGTAGTAATCAACGAGGGTGAAGAGATTACCGCCTTGGCGTCGCGTCAGTCGGGTAAGTCAGAGACTGTAGCCGATACTGTAGCCGCGCTAATGGTTATCCTTCCGCGACTTGCCAAAATGTACCCTGATTTGTTAGGTCGGTTTAAAGACGGGCTGTGGGTGGGTTTGTTTGCCCCTGTTGAAGGCCAGGCTGAGACCTTATTCTCCCGTGTTATAGCTCGTCTTACTAGCGAACACGCGTTGGCCGTTCTTGAGGACCCAGAGATTGACGATGAGGCGAAGAAAGTTGCTGGTGTAACTAAGCAAGTTAAACTTCTTAACTCCGGCTCATCGGTAATGATGATGACGGCTAACCCTAGAGCCAAGATTGAGTCTAAGACGTTTCACCTTATCGTTATCGATGAGTGCCAGGAAGCCGATGACTTTATTGTAGCTAAGTCAATTGGTCCTATGCTTGCATCTACCAACGGTACTATGGTTAAGACCGGTACCCCTACTACGCACAAAAACAACTTCTATAGAGCTATCCAGCTAAATAAACGCCGCTCTACTGGTCGTGGCGGTAAACAAAACCACTTCCAATGGGACTGGCGTGATGTGGCTAAGGCCAGCGATGACTACGGTAAGTTTGTGCGTAAAGAAATGCTACGTATTGGCGAAGACTCTGATGAGTTCCAAATGGCGTATAACTGCAAGTGGCTCCTAGAACGCGGTATGTTTGTATCTTCTACCGTTATGGATGAGCTTGGTGACACCTCACAAAAGACTGTTAAGGCCTGGCATCGTACCCCGGTCATCGTAGGTATCGACCCTGCTCGTAAAATGGACTCTACTGTTGTGACAGTTATTTGGGTGGACTGGGATAGGCCTGACGAGTTTGGGTACTACGACCACCGAATCCTTAACTGGCTTGAGATTCAAAATGATGATTGGGAGGACCAGTACTTCCAGATTGTCAGTTTCCTTGAGAACTACAACATACTTTATGTAGGCGTAGACGCTAACGGTGTCGGAGATGCTGTAGCCCAGCGTCTTCGTTTATTGCTCCCTAGGGCAGAAGTTATCTCTGTTGGAAGTAGCCAGCAAGAGCAGTCTAAGCGTTGGAAGCACCTAAAGACTCTTATCGAACGTAGACTTATTGGCTGGCCTGCACACGCAGAGACTCGTAGGTCACGTTCTTGGAAACGTTTCTACCAGCAAATGACTGACCTTGAAGTAAAGTTCCAAGGCCCCAACTTCCTTGCCCATGCCCCTGAAGAAGCCCATGCCCATGACGACTTTGCCGACAGTTTGGCTATTGCTATCAGTCTAACCCTCGATTTAACCATGCCTTCTGTAGAAGTAACTTCTTCACCATTTTTTAGATAAATTACGTTTATCCTGCAAAAAATTGGTTTTAGTATAAAACTTGTATAGAGGCCTCAACCTTTATTAGGAGATATTAATGTCAATTGCACCAGACCCAAAATTCCCAGAACGTGCTAATCTAACTTACGACCGTAAGATGGCAGCAGCAGTTCCTGGTCAGCGCGGACCACTTCGTTTTGAAGAAGGTATCGGAACTGACACAGACGTGCCAAACGAGTTCATGCTCGGAGCTCAGCAGGGGTACACCCCGGCTGCTGGTCGTCCAAACCGCAACGCCGCTGTTCACACCAAGACTGCTGAAGAGACTATGAGCGAACGCGCTCACGTTGGTTCTGCTGCATGGGTGGAAGCACCAGATTACCTAAGTGAATTCTCAGGTTCAGCCTTTGAAGACCACGGTTCAAACGTTATCGAGACTGTTGTCCGTAACGGCTCACGCCAGCAGCATGTAAACCCTGCTCAGGTCCAAGACTAGGTTCTAGCGCTTAACCCCGTCTGCTCTAATAGGCGGGCGGGGTTAGGCTTTTTATAAGGTGGTGCATTATGGCTCTAATTAAGGGTCAAGAAGTAAAAGAGACGCCGCATCAATACCCCACAAACCCGCGCCTCTGGAACCTGATTACTACTCAGGCAAGAACTAAATTCTCTAAGTACCCTTCACCAGCTGCCGCTCACTGGGTACACACTAAGTATATTCAACTTGGCGGACAGTTTGTGGATTCTAAAAAAGACATCGACCCGCGTATGCGTGACCGTGCTCAAGAAGAGATGGATAAAAAAGAAGAGCAGCAAAAAAACTCGATACGAAAAGACGTAAATAAGAAAGTAACTAAAAAGGTTACTAAACCAGTTGCTAAATAGTAATACCGTAAAAAAATAAGCTAATTATGCGTTACACTATAACTAACATCAAACTTACTGAAGGCGCTTTATAGCATGTCGATTGACTTTTCCCCACCGTCATATAGAGCCGCATCATCTGACTTAACTATCAGCATCTCCCCTTTGGGTCTTGTAGAGCTTGCTGACGAAGAATTTGAAGTTCACGGCCCTCGCCTAAACCGTTACTCCCTTAACTGGGCTATGTACCTTGGCCACCACACTTCTTTTCGTCGCCAGGCTGGCGAACCTTCTATTGTCCTAAACTACTACCGTGCTATTACAGACTTTATTATTAATTTCACATTTAGCAAGGGCGTGCAGTTCCGCAGTGCTAAAGCTACTGAAGCTATTGTACCTAGCCTACTTGAGCGTGTATGGGAAGTAGATAATAACAAAGCCACTGTGCTTTGGGAAATTGGTCAACAGGGCGGTGTTTCTGGAGACTGCTTCGTTAAAGTTGCGTATGAAGAAGGCTATAAAAACCCTGCCGGCGGCATCCACCCAGGCCGTGTACGCGTTCTACCGCTTAACTCCTCGTTTGCTTTCCCTGAGTTTCACCCGCACGACCGCGAACGCTTAATTAGATTTAAGCTAAAGTACCGTTTCTGGGGCACATCTCTAGAAGGAACTCGTCAGGTTTACACTTACACTGAGATTCTTACCGATGACATGATTGAAGAGTACATCAACGATGAGATGATTGACTCTCGCCCAAACCCACTGGGTGTTATTCCTATTATTCACATAGCTAACGTTCGTGTCTCTGGTTCTCCTTGGGGCTTATCCGACTGTAACGAAATGATTAGCATTAACCGCGTCTACAATGAGACCGCCACAGACATCGCAGATATTATTAACTACCACTCTGCTCCTGTAACTGTAATCATCGGTGCCAAGGCTAGTCAACTAGAAAAGGGCGCTAACAAGGTTTGGGGAGGTCTGCCTAAAGACGCCCGTGTAGAAAACCTTGAAGGTGGAGGTCAAGGCCTAAAAGGAGCCATGGAGTTCATGGACCGCCTAAAGAAGGCTATGCACGAAATGACTGGTGTGCCTGAAACCGCTCTTGGTCAAGCACAGCCTATTTCTAACACATCTGGTGTTGCGCTCTCTATCCAGTTCCAGCCTTTGATGAACCGCTACCACCAGAAGATTGTTCAGTATGCTCACGGACTAGAGCGAATTAACGAACTTATCCTTCGTACACTTGCGTTTAAAGAACCAGAGACATTCTCATATAACCCAAATACAGAAGGAACTCCTGAGCCAGACCAACTTATTCAGTTGGACCCTGCTGACCCAGAGACTTACAGAACTTACTGCCATTTCCCTCCACCACTACCGCTAGACAAGCTAATTGTATTGAACGAAATTCAATCATTGCTATCTCTTGGCTTGCAGTCTAAAGAAGGCGCTTTGCGTGAACTTGGTGAAGAATTCCCTAATGTGGTGCTTCAGGAAATTCGTAAAGAACTTATTGACGATGCAGTTGCTGATGGCGCACTACGTCTTGTTCAAACTGAGATTGACCAAGAGATTATGGCCATGACTGGCCAGATGGCTCCTGCCGATGGCACAACTGGCGGCGGCGGGGCTACCCCAGGAGCTGGTGCTCGGGGCTCTGCTGCGGGTGCGCCTGCTCCAGCGGCTGCTGGACCTGCAATGGACCCAGAAACTATGGGTAACCTACAACTTGGCGAAGCGGAACTAAGAAACCGTTTGGTCACAGAAGCTTACGGAACAAAACTACCAACTAGACAAGTTCCGCAAGATTACGAAAAATAATTCGTATTTAGCAAGACAAAACATTGATATCAAGTGAAACTTGATATTGACAACATTATGTGCGGCTATATGTGCTACGTGTCTTAAGACACATTCGGAAAACGCCCTAGAGAAATTAAGGATATAAATGAGTACAGCAGAATCAACCCCTAATGCTGAAGCCTTTCAGGCAGAAGCAGTAGTAGCTCCAACAGTAGCAACGCCTGACGCTAACGCGTCAATTGCTACGTCAGTGTCTTCAACTGAAGAACCTCAGAGGTCTAGAGTCTACACAGACGAGGATTTAGCTAAGGTTCGCACTCAGGAGAAAGACAAACTTTATCCGCAAATCGATTCACTAAAAGCAGAACTCGCAGAGATTAAGCGTCAACGCGATGAAGAGCTTGCAGCAAAGCGTGCGGAAGAAGAGGCTCGTGCCGCTGAAGAGCGTGTAAAAGCCGAAGCTGATATGGACATTCGTGACCTTCTAAAGCAAAAGGAAGGCGAATGGCAGGAGCAATTGGAGCGTGAGCGTCAAGAACGCGAACGCGCATTTGCACTATTCGAGCGAGAAAAAAACTATGCTGAACTAACCAGTTTTAAGCAGCAAACTCTTGAAGCTGAGCGGGATAACATTATTCCCGAATTGTTGGACCTTGTAACGGGTAACACCCCAGAAGAGGTCGCCGCGAGTATTGAAGGTTTGAAAGAACGTTCAGCTCGTATCCTTGAGTCCGCACAAGCAGCAATGCAGAATGCACGCAAGGAGATGACGGGTAGTCGGGTAACCGCGCCACCCACCGGACCATTGGATATCAATTCGGAACAACGTACGCTTACGGCTCAAGAAATTGCAGCCATGCCGATGAACGAATATGCACAATACCGTCAACGTCTATTGAGTGATAAAGCTCGTGGACGCGGACAGGGTTTGTTCGGAAACCCATAAAACTAATAACGTCAATTTAACTTAGGAGCCCTACAAATGGCATCAGGTATTACAGGTACCGGCAATCTAGCTGCCGCACCTACATCGTACTCAGGTACAAACACACAGCTAACTCAGGCGATTCAGCAAATCTGGTCAAAGGAAATCCTTTTCCAGGCTATGCCAATCCTTCGCTTTGAGCAGTTCG